AAATCCGCTAAGTGGAAAGCACACAATTTATGTTCCTGACTTTTTTATTGTTTATAATGACAGAAAAGGCAAGCAACGTATAGAGCTAATAGAAGTTAAGCCTAGTAATCAAGCACGTAAAGACAAACTAGGCAGATCTAAGCATAATCAAGCTCATTGGATTGTAAATCAAGCAAAATGGGAAGCAGCTAGAGCTTATGCAAAGCAAAATAAAATGCTGTTTAGAATTGTTACAGAAGAAGATATTTTTCACAACGGTAGACGCAGATAAATAATATACGCAGTTTATCGGAGATTTCATGCACATAGTAATAGTGGGCGGCGGCACAGCAGGCTGGCTTGCAGCATTTATGTTAAACAAAGTCCAACCAAGTCATAAAATTACAGTAATCGAATCTAGTAAAATAGGTATAGTAGGAGCAGGCGAAGGCAGTACAGGCTTACTTACATCTATTCTTGATGGTAATTTATTTGAGGTTGATTTTAGCATATTAGATTTTATGCGTGAAACTGGTAGTACACTAAAGTACGGGATAAAGCATAAAGATTGGACAGGCCCAGGAACTGATTATTTTGGACCGTTAGGAGGTAGTGATACTGCAACCAGTATTAAAGATTACTTTTTTGCATTACAATATTTAGAAGGTAATACGCATACTAGTGCTAATTTAGGCATAATGTATGATAATGATTATAGTCCTTATAACGGTAAAACATTTATAGATAGTAGCTTTAGTTTTCATTTTGACGCACACAAAGTTGGCCAATTTTTTGCAAAAAGATCTAATGCAACAACAATTGATGCCGTAGTAAAATCTGTAAACAGAAACGAGCAAGGTTTTATTACTAGTTTAGATTTAGACAACAATACAAATATAGAAGGTGATTTTTTCATAGATGCAACAGGATTTGCAAGAGTGCTTACAGATTCCAAATGGCAAAGTTACAGTTACAATTTACCAGTAAACAGTGCTATGCCTTTTTTAATTCCTAGCAAAGAAAAGTTTGAACCTTGGACAACTGCTTGGGCACAAACAGCTGGCTGGATGTGGCAAATACCAACAACAGAACGTATAGGTTGCGGATATGTTTTTGATGATAGATTTACAACACCAGATAAAGCACAAGAAGAAATAGAAACTGTACTAGGACACAGCATTGATCCTATAAGAATATTAAAATTTGATACAGGTAGACTTGACAAATTTTGGAATAAAAATTGCCTAGCAATAGGGTTATCAGCAGCATTTGCAGAACCGCTAGAAGCAACAAGTATACACTCAACAATAGTACAACTAATAAAGTTTGTTTTTGACAGTATTACAGAAACACCTTCATACAATCATAACGAATCTAATGTATATCAATATAATTATGATGTTGGACTAATGTACGATAACTTTAAAGATTTTTTAAATTTACATTATCAAGGTAATAGAACTGATTCTGAATTTTGGCGTTACGTTTCAAGTGGAGAAATAGATACAGATGCAATTAAACAAATAAAAGACTTATGCAAATATAGAATGCCTACTGCTAAAGACTTTGATTACAAGTTTGGCTTTGCAGGCTACGATTTATGGATATATGTATTAGCAGGTACAAATGTACTGTCAAAAGAGGTTGTAAAAAATAGTCTAATTTTATCAGCAGATAAAATTGCGTCATGGAAAGATCGTTTATCAACAGTGCAACAAAATATACACAAAACTTACGAATTTAATTTAAGATATCAAAAGTTCATGCAACATGTGCTAAATAATAATAGCATATAATGGAAAGTCCTATGACAAAAAAACTAGAAGATTTATTAAACTTGCCAGACGCAAAAGAAATAATAGAAACTGCTGAAGCGCAAGAAGCTGATCAAAAGCAATATGAAGTTCAAGAACAAGAAAAAACTTTTAGAGACATAGCAGAATTTGATAAAATTGCAGCAGCACTACCTAGCGTTAAAGGATTGGGAGAAGCAGCTGACAAAGAATTAAATGAAGTTGCAGATAAAGCAATGCAAGCATACGAAGACTTAATGGATCTTGGTATGAATGTTGAAAGTCGTTATAGTGGGCGTGTTTTTGAAGTTGCTGGAGGCATGCTAAAAACATCACTTGATGCTAAAACTGCAAAACTAGATAAAAAATTAAAAATGATTGAACTACAACTTAAAAAAGAAAAAATGGATAGAGATAGTTCTGCGGATACAGGCGATATAGTAAACGGTGAAGGGTATGTTGTTACTGATAGAAACAGTCTACTAGAACGCCTCAAAGGGCTAGATAAAGATAAATAAGTTATATAACAGGATCATTGAAATGAGTACATTTGTAGAAATACTTAACGAATCTAAAAAAACCTATGAATTTAAAATAGGCGTAGCAGGCGTATTGCCAGAAGGCTTTGCTGATCAATTAGAAACAGCAATGAAAAAGTTTTCAGTTGCAAAAATGAGTGCAGGCAAGAAAACACCTATCCAAGAACGTCCTTTAGATTTTCCACAATTACAAAACACAGAAGTAACATATTACGAAGTTGAAGTTGAATACCCGACAACTAGCCAAGTATTACAAGAATACGTAGGACAGTGCTGTGGTATTGATCAGTCACACGTAATTGTACGCAATGCAAACGATCCGAGAGAAGAATATCAAGATGAAAAGGATGACTCACCTTATGAGCCTATGCTTACAACTGAAGAGCTAGGTGGCGAAAGCGGCCAAGACGGTGTAGCAGGAAACAGAGTAATGGACCTGCTAAAGGAACTAGAGGCGGCCCGTAAGGAAAGAGGACATGATCCAGCAGAAGCTGCTCCACAAGGAGAGTCGGCTGATATTGATATGAAAGAAAATACAAAATCGGTCGTAGGAGGCTAAAATGTCAGATATTAAAAAATTACTAGAATCATTAGATGCAATGGAAGGTCCGATGGGAGCTATGCCTGCGCCAATGCCAATGAAAGACGAAGGCAATCCAGTTACAATGAATGTTTCTTTAAACGCAAGCGGTAAAGAACATGTTGAAGATTTAATTAACATGATGAAAAATGCAGGCATGGATGCAAAACCAGTACAGCCAGATATGATGCCGATGCGTATGGATATGGAAAGACTACGTGATATTGTAGGCGAGCCAGATCATGAGCACGAAGATCTTGAAATGGAAGAAGCACCTTGTGAAGATTGCGGCGAAACACCTTGCTGCTGCGATGAGCAAGACGAAGCATATGATAACGAGCCAGACATTGATTATAAAGATCAACACTACATGACTAAAGATCTAGCAGGCGGTATCAACAGAGAAAAGAAAGCGTATAAAAAAGCACAAGACGGTGATAACGCAATGGCTGTTGAAACAATCAAAGCAGAGCTAATGAAAGCACTAGCTGAAAAGAAAAAGCCAGATGCAGACGGCGACGGCGTTCCAGACTGGGCAGACAAGAAGCCAGGTAAAGACGACAACGAAGGTAAGAAAAAAGGTAGCAAGCCTAAAAAAGGCGAAGTACCTCCGCAGTTCAAGAAAAAATAAAACAACCCCCAGGTTAATCAATAGGCACTTCGGTGCCTATTTTTTTGGTTAAATATATACATGAGCAAAAGTTTAGACGGCGTACTCACTAAAAAAGCCAATACTAAAGAAACATACACCGAAGCACAAATACAAGATCTTGCGCAATGCATGGATCCAGACTTAGGCTATCTATATTTTGCAAAACATTTTGCATTTATACAGCATCCTGTAAAAGGTAAACTGTTGTTTGATCCTTATGAGTATCAACTACGGCTAATGCATAGCTATCATACATATAGGTTTAACATCAACATGATGCCTAGACAAACAGGTAAGACAACCTGTGCTGCTATCTATCTTGCATGGTATGCGATGTTTAATCCAGACCAAACTATCCTAATTGCCGCACACAAATACACAGGTGCTCAAGAGATTATGGCACGTATACGTTATGTGTACGAAACTTGTCCGGATCATATTAGGGCAGGTGTTACAAGTTACAACAAAGGCAGTATCGAGTTTGAGAATGGTAGTAGGATTGTTTCGCAAACAACAACAGGGAACACAGGACGTGGTATGAGTATCTCGCTACTATACTGTGACGAGTTTGCGTTTGTTATGCCTAACATTGCGGAAGAGTTTTGGACTTCGATATCACCTACACTGGCAACAGGTGGTCGTGCTATTATTACAAGTACACCTAACAGTGACGAAGACACATTCGCTACTATTTGGAAACAAGCAGAACAAAAGTTTGATGAACACGGTAATGAAAGCGAAGTAGGAATAAACGGATTTCATTCATTTAGAGCAAATTGGGAAGAACATCCTGATCGTGACGAGGAATGGAAGACTGCTGAAATTGGACGTATTGGTGAAGAAAAGTTCCGCCGTGAATATGGCTGTGAGTTTTTAGTATTTGATGAAACTCTAATTAACTCTATTAAACTTGCAACAATGGAAGGTGTAAGTCCTATATTAAATATGGGACAAACACGCTGGTACAAAAAGCCAACTAATCAATATACATATGCTATTGCTTTAGATCCGAGTATGGGCACAGGAGGAGACTATGCTGCTATACAGGTATTCGAATTACCTAGCTATGAACAAGTTGCAGAATGGCAACACAACCAAACTGCTATACCCGGACAAATTAGAGTACTGTCAGATATTTGTAAGTATATAGAACAAGAAACAAAAAATACACAAGGAATATATTGGAGTGTAGAAAACAATGGCCTGGGAGAAGCCGCACTTATTGTTATCAATGACTTTGGGGAGGAAAATATTCCTGGTCTGTTCGTTAGCGAACCAATCCGCAAAGGACATGTTAGAAAGTTCCGCAAAGGATTCAACACAACGCACAGCACCAAAGTTACAGCTTGTTCCAGACTCAAAACAATGATAGAAAATGATAAGATGCGTGTACATTCAAAACCTTTAATCTCAGAATTAAAAGGCTTTGTCGCTACAAACACAAGTTATCAAGCCAAAGTAGGTATGACTGATGATTTAGTGAGTGCTACACTGTTGGCTTTGCGTATGATAGATGTTCTTAAAGATTGGGATCCGAGAGTTTACGACACTTTTAATCAGACAGATCATATAGAAGAACATGATATGCCAATGCCTATTTTTATTAGCTCGAATTATTAACAGTAGATAAATACAATATGAAAGACTTAGATAAAATTAGCGAAGAATTGTTTAACAAGATCCGTGGCCGTTTCAAAGACGTTACAATTGGTGATGAAGATGGTAATGTTACAAACGAACCAGGAGCAGCAAGATTCTTTGATTTTCCGTTTAAGGCTAATGACAAATCATTAGGTAGTATAAGTGTAAGTGTTAACGAAGGTGAACTAACTGTAATTTATAGTACTGAGCTTGTAACTAATGAAGACGAGTTAACTAAAAAGTCTTGGTATGATTTTTTAAAAGAACTAAGACAGTTTGCTCGTAAAAGATTATTAAACTTTGACACAAGAAATATTACAAAGTCTAACTTAGATAAAAGAGATTATAAATTTTTAGCAAAACGCTCTGGGGATAGTAGCATGAATGAAAGTAAGTTATATGGTACATCGCGTATTAGTTATCAGAATGTAGGCGAAGCACGTATTATGATTAAGCACAGCGAAAGTATCAATCAAGAAAGCGCAACAGGACGCACACAAAAAATAGGAAAGATTTATATTGAGTCGCCCGAAGGCGAACGGTTTAAATATCCTTTCAAGCATCTAAGTGGTGCTAGAGCAATGGCAATGCATGTTGCTGAAGGCGGCAATGCGTATGATGACTTTGGAAAACATATTGTAGGACTAAGTGAAGAACTTGCTAAACTACGTAAGTTTAAAAGTTATATGGGACGTTCAAGCGTAATGGCAGAAAGCCTAGCAGGATACATGGACGTTGTACAAGAGCGTATCAAGACAGTAAAGAAAACAATTGAAACACTTCAAAAACCAGCAGCATACAAAGAAGCATTTGAATCTTTTGAATCCCCAGTACTAGAAGATGTTCCTGCAGATGTTGCTGAAAATTGGATTGATCAACTTACTATCAAACAATTTAATGAAGAACTAAAAGATGTATTTCCTTACATTTACAAACTTGTTTCAGAAGCAACAAAAGCAACAGAACTAGGTCCAGATGATTTAGTAGACGAAGGCGAACGTCACGGCAACGATAAAATGTATGACAAGTGCTGGGACGGATACAAGAAAGTACCAGGCAAGAAGCGTGGCGAAAAAGGTTCGTGTGTAAAAGAAGAAGAAGAGCTAGAAGAATTGTTTAACCAATCACTAGGCCAGTTTGCAGAAGGCGCAATGAAAGATCAGCTTATCCAAGCAATGGAAAAGATTGCAGCTGATGATAGCGGTGATTTACTATATAAAGCACTAAGCAAAGGCGCAATGGGCCCAGACGTACAAAACTATCTACAGGACATGTACGATGATGTAGCTATTGATCACGGATTACACCCAGATGATGACCATGACGAAATCGAACAACGCATGTGGGATCAGATCGAAGCAGACTACGGAATGGGAGAAGGCAATGCATATGCTAACGCTGTGCGTCAGGCTAAAAAAGATGGCAAGAAAAAAGGTGACAAGATTGACGGTCCAGACGGTGATGAAATTACACTAGAAAAGGACAAAAAGGCACCATTAGGCGAGTTCATACTATCATACTACGACAGAGAAACAGGCGAGTTTCCAAAAGGCGAGACAGCCGTACTTACTATGATAGAAAAAGATTACGGCGAGCAGTTCATAGAACCCGCTAAGGCCTTTATCGAACAAGTTAATCAAACTTTTGAAGAATTCCAGATGCGTACACAACCACAGCAGTTGGATATAGAAGAGTTTGACAGAATGAGAGAGTTAGCGGGTTTAAGGTAATCCGCTAACTTCTTAAAAAAATTTACAAAAAGTACTTGACTTTTGGTAAATAATATCGTATAGTATATATTGTGCTATACGAATAAGGCACAAAGCACATAGGCATAACAATAGGAGGCATAACTATGGCATCATTAGCAGAAATCCGAGCAAAGCTCAAAGAACAAGAAAACCGTTCAAGCGGTAACACAGGACCAAGCGGTCCAAACCCAATTTACCCATTTTGGAATATGAAAGAAGGCGAGAGTGCAACACTCCGTTTCCTTCCTGATGGCAACGCTGATAATACTTTCTTTTGGAGAGAGCGTTTGATGATCAAACTTCCATTTGCAGGTGTAAAAGGTGAAACTGATTCACGTCCAGTACAAGTACAAATTCCGTGTATGGAAATGTACGGCGAGACATGTAACATTCTTAATGAAGTACGTGGTTGGTTTAAAGATCCAAGTCTAGAAGATATGGGTCGTAAGTATTGGAAAAAGCGTTCGTATATTTTCCAAGGTTTTGTAACGGATAATCCACTAGCGGACGACGAAGCACCTGAAAACCCAATCAGACGCTTTATTATTGGTCCTCAGATCTTCCAGATTATTAAGCAGGCACTTATGGATCCTGATATGGAAGAGTTGCCAACAGATTACACAGCAGGTGTAGACTTCCGTTTGAACAAGAGTTCAAAAGGTGGTTACGCAGACTATTCTACATCTAACTGGGCACGTAGAGAGCGTCCACTAGGTGATGCAGAAATGGCAGCAGTTAACACACACGGCTTGTTTAATCTAGATGACTTCTTACCTAAAAAGCCAGATGAAACAGCGATTAAGGTTATGCAAGAAATGTTTGAAGCGTCAGTAGACGGTGAAGCATATGATGCAGATCGTTGGAGCAACTACTTCCGTCCAGCAGGTATGCAAGCACGTACAGGTGATCCGAATGTAACAGCAAGTCCACAAGCAACTGCTGTAAGTCAGAGCGCACCTGCACCAGAGGCAGCACCTGCACCAGTAGCAGAGGCAGCACCTGCACCAACACCAGCGGCTGAAGCAGCTCCTGCAGAAGGCGGCGCTCAAGACATTCTTGCAATGATCAGAGCACGTCAAGGACAGTAATCATACAGTGGGGGAGCAATCCCCCACTTGCTTTTTAGATAGGAGATATTATGGCGACTAAAGCATTCGATCCGACTAAGTTTCGGACTTCGCTAACAAAATCCATTCAAGGTATGAGTGCAGGATTTAACGATCCTACTGATTGGATTAGCACAGGCAACTTTGCACTCAACTATCTTATTTCAGGTGATTGGAACAAAGGTGTTCCTCTAGGCAAAGTAAGTGTATTTGCAGGCGAATCAGGCGCAGGTAAATCGTACATATGTTCAGGTAACATTGTTAAGTCAGCACAAGATCAAGGTATCTTTGTAGTTCTTATTGACTCAGAGAATGCACTTGACGAAGCATGGCTACAAGCACTTGATGTAGATACTTCAGAAGATAAACTACTAAAACTTAATATGTCAATGATTGATGACGTAGCAAAAACTATTTCAACATTCATGGCAGACTACAAAGCAATGAACGAAGAAGACCGTCCTAAGGTATTGTTTGTTGTTGACTCACTAGGTATGTTATTAACACCTACTGATGTGGACCAGTTTAACAAAGGTGATATGAAAGGTGATATGGGTCGTAAGCCTAAAGCACTAACATCACTTGTTCGTAACACAGTTAATATGTTTGGCAGTCACAATGTAGGACTTGTAGCAACTAATCACACTTACGCATCGCAAGATATGTTTGACCCAGATGATAAGATCTCAGGCGGTCAAGGCTTTATCTACGCATCTTCAATTGTTGTAGCAATGAAAAAACTAAAACTAAAAGAAGATGAAGACGGTAACAAGATTAGTGAAGTGCGTGGTATTCGTGCAGCCTGTAAGGTTATGAAAACACGTTATGCTAAACCGTTTGAAGGTGTACAAGTTAAGATTCCATACGAAACAGGTATGAATCCTTACAGTGGACTACTTGAATTGTTTGAAGCAAAAGGCGTTATTGTCAAGCAAGGCAATCGCTTAAAGTATGAAACAATTGACGGTGAAGAACTACTTGAATATCGTAAAAATTGGAATGGTGAACTACTCGATAAGGTCATGTCAGATTACCTCGTAAAAGAGGCTAATATGGTAAATATCGACAACACAGACGAAGAAGCTGTTGAAGAAGACCTTAACGAGGAATATGTAGCCAATGAATGAAGAAAAAATCGTAGAAATTTGGACATTGTTCAAAGAATATCTTGACAAGAAACAAATAGAAGTTATAGCGGAAAGATTTGTGGATCTAATGGCTGATTACGGCGTAGCAGATGATACGTTCAAAGAAGCATTAGGAACTGACACAGAACTTGATAATGCAATTTACTATTATTTAGACTTGGACGAAGATAGCTATGATGACGAGATAGATGAATGGGATGAGTAATGGGATGGTATAGCGAGATATCTCGTGACATATCAAAAATACCCGCAGCAATTGCACACTTTGAATCAGAACTTATGGTTGCTAAAAACGAATGTAAACTTGTAGGTAATGTTGAAAAAAGTGCGGCTGCTATGCCAGGTATTGTTGAACATCGGTTTAACCAGCTTCAAGAAATTGAAGCAATTCTAAATTATCTAAATATTGAGCTACGTAGATTGCGTAGTTCATTCTTCAAAAAATATCTTGAAAATTATCAACGAGCCCTGTCTAGCCGTGACGTTGAAAAATACGTTGACGGCGAGGCAGACGTTGTTGACTATGAAAAGATTATCAACGAGTTTGCACTAATGCGTAACAAATGGTTAGGTGTACTTAAAGGACTTGATCAAAAGCAGTGGCAAATTACTAACGTGGTTAAACTACGTGTAGCAGGAATGGAAGATGCCACGTTATAGATTTTATTGGGTTGGTAATAATACTACTGGAAATTTTGGTGACGTATTAACACCAAAACTACTTGATCATTTTGGAGTAGACTATGAATTTACTAGAGGTAGTGACTATAATGCAATTTGCATAGGATCTATTGCAAGACATGCTAAAAAAGATACACTAGTTTTAGGCAGTGGATTTATGTCTAAGAAAAATCCTTGCGAAATAAATGCTGATTGGAAATTTGTAAGAGGTCCTAGATCAAAAGCAAAATTGGAATCACACGGCGGCAGGACTTCAGAAATTATGGGAGATCCTGCGTTACTACTTCCTTTGTTCTGTGATGAAAGCAAAAAGAAACATGATGTAGCAATTATTCCTCATGTAAGTCAGTATGCTTGGGCAAAAGAAAACTTTCCAAAATATCACGTGATTAATTTAAAAACAAAAAATGCACTTACAAAAGCAAAAGAAATTTCAGAATGTAGAACTGTAATTAGTAGTTCGTTGCACGGTATTATTGCTGCACATGCATACGGCATACCTGCTGCATATGTTGAATTTGAAGATGGCATAAAAGGTGACGGAACTAAGTTTCAAGATCATTATGAAAGTATTGGTCTTACAGCAGAATTATCTACAGTAAAAGATCCTAAATTTACAACAGGAACATTTGATATAGAAAAACTTGCAGAGTTTTTCAAAGATCTTTAAAATTCATAATTAAATTTATTTAAATCATCAGCAAATATTTTTTCAATTATTTGCCTTGTATTTTTGTTGTAATATTCTCTATAATGCTTATGATTAGTACGATTTGTATGAGGTAGTGGAATACTACAGTTAAACATATCTTGGATATTTCTAAATTTTAAATCTAATTCTTCTGCCTTAAACCAAGTTGTGTTTTCGCCTAGCCAATGTGTTTGTGGCGTTTTTCTTTCATACATCCAAATACCTAAGTCAAAAGGATTGTGTATATTGTTAGAATGTTCTTCTAACCAATTTTCAAAACCCTTGTTATAATATTCTGCAATAATTAAATCATCTTGTTGATTTGTGCTTTTCTTAGTTCTTTGTCCTAGCTTTCGCATCTCAATTCTTTCAACTGCACGTTGTCCTATGAAATGATACATGCTTACCATCCTTGCATAAGGGTTACGCACAAAGCAAAAAGTATATCCCAATTTTTTCCAAATTAGTTTAGCATCGTCGTATGTGCAGTGTTTTTGTTGTCTGTCATGAGTAATGTTATTATCTCTAATCCATTGCTCAAAACTGCTTCCTGCTGTTTTAGGTATGTGTATAAAAGTAATCTTATGTTTAGGAAAATGTATTGCCATGAAAATATTTATATTTAATGTGCGCATATAAATATCAGTATGAAAGTAGTCTTAGTTACTGGAGGTTTCGATCCTCTACATTCAGGTCATATTGAATATTTTAAAGCAGCAAAAGAATTAGGCGATGTGTTGCATGTTGGTCTTAATTCAGATGATTGGCTTACACGTAAAAAAGGTCGTCCGTTTATGCCTTTTGCAGAACGGGCGGCTGTAATTGAAAATTTAGAAATGGTAGACAAAGTTATTGCGTTCGACGATAGTGATGACAGTGCCTGCGGTGCTATATACAAAACTATGGCAACACACGGTAGAATAAAAATTATATTTGCTAACGGGGGCGATAGAACTAATACTACAACGCCTGAATATGAAACATATGGCGACTCGTCAAATGTAGAGTTTGCATTCGGTGTTGGCGGACAAGACAAAAAGAATTCTAGTAGTTGGATACTCGAAGAATGGAAAGCACCTAAAACAGAGCGCAGTTGGGGGTATTATAGAGTGATACATGAATATGAAAATCATACAAAGGTAAAAGAACTAGCAGTTCCACCTGGACATAAACTATCAATGCAACGTCACAAAGAACGCAGTGAACACTGGTTTGTTGCAGAAGGAACAGCAACAGTATACACTATTAATGTAAGTTCTGATTACGAACTTGTAGGAAGATATAAACAACACGAAAGTTTGCATATACCAGTTGGAACATGGCATCAACTTGCAAACGAAGACAGAATACCTTTGAAACTTGTAGAAATACAGTACGGTACAAACTGTATTGAGGAAGATATAGAAAGAAGAGATTAATGAAAGTATTTGTAGGTTATGATACTAGAGAAGATATTGCATATCAAGTTTGTAAGCATAGCATTCTCAACAAACAACCGGCAGCAGATGTGCGACCGCTTAAACAACAAGAACTACGTGATGCTGGTTGGTATACAAGAAGTTTAGATAAACTTGCAAGTACAGAATTTACGTTTACACGTTTCCTTATACCAGAACTTACAAACTTTAAAGGCTGGGCATTGTTTATGGATTGTGATATGATCCTTACAACAGATATTAAAGAACTATTTGATCAAGCAGACGACAAGTATGCAGTAATGTGTGTGCAACACGATTACACACCTAAAGAAGGCACAAAAATGGATGGACAGAAACAGACTATCTATCCACGTAAGAACTGGTCAAGCGTTATGTTGTTTAATTGTGCGCATCCTAGCAATGCTGCACTTACAATGGACCTAGTTAATAGTCCAGAAATAAATGGAGCATATCTACACAGGTTTAGTTGGTTGAAAGATGAGGAAATTGGAGAATTGGATCACACTTGGAATTATCTTGTTGGTGTTTACGATGACATTGATATTCCAAAACTAATACACTATACCGAAGGTGGTCCTTGGTTTGAAAACTATCGTAACTGCGAATTTGCACAATTATGGAAAGACGAATTACAGGATATGATGAATGGCTAATGATGCTGGAAAGCATGAACGTAGAATGCATATTGAGTACCCTGACGGCACAGTGTATCCTGGTAAGAAAGACTTTAGACATTGGACAAAGTTTTTAGGATTAGACGAACTTGACTTTACAGGTAAACGTGTGTTAGATGTAGCTACCAACGAAGGTTGGTGGGCTTTGTGGTCTGAAATGCAAGGTGCTAGTTATGTAGAAGCAACGGACGTAGAACGTGGTGAAGATTACGATTGGGGCAACAACAAGGATTGGGATTGGATTGAAAAACTAAACAAAAATCGTGGCGGTAGAGATGTATTAGAATTTCATATAAAAAATCTTAATAGTAATGTAATTGTAAAAAAAGAAAACATATACGAAGCAAGCGGAGATTTTGATTTTATATTCGCACACGGATTAATGTATCATCTAAGACATCCACTACTTGCAATAGATAATATGTACAAATGCTGTCACGGTATTTTTATATTTGAAACATTTGTAGATTCTAGATCCAATCAGTATTGTGCGCAAAATAAGTTTTATAGAACAAATGAATTAAATGCATCTTCAAATTGGACCGGTGCTACTACTTCGTGCTATGCTAGTTGGTTAAAAGATGCAGGGTTTAGAGATATATTTTATTCTCATATAGGCGACGGTCCTGTTGGAAACACACGAGCTTTTTTTGTTGCAGTTGAAGATGAAAAGTATACTCCTATGTTTGCAGCAAACAAAAATTTAAATTATTGCAACGAGCAATATTGGGAAACAGTTTACTTGAACACAAAGTTTGATAAATGATTTGTCTAAGCAAAAATAAAACAGATGAATACGTTAACATGTTTGCAAACGGAGCAAACTTGCCTATCCAAGATTATAATTATCAATTTGGCAATAATCCTATAATGATAAGAAGTATGGGCAAACGTAAACTAATACACTGGTGTTGGAAAAACAATCATACATTTTATTATATGGATAGTGGATATGTAGGAAACTATAAATCAAATACTAATCCTTACGGTTGGAAACTATATCACCGTATAGTAAAAAATGATGTGCAACATAATGAAATAATTGACAGACCAGACGACAGATGGAAAAGATTAAATTATAAAATTAAAAAACCAAACAGTGGAAGATATATTTTACTTGTAACACCTAGCGAAAAACCTTGTAAGTTTTATGGCATAGATAGAGATATCTGGGTAGAGCAAACTGTAGAACAAATAAAACAGCATACAGATCGCCCTATAAAGATAAGAGATAAAGCACCAAGACAGCAGCGTATAACGAATACAATATTTCAAGACTTACACGATGCACACGCACTTGTTACCTATCAAAGTGTAGCAGCGATTGAAAGTGTGCTTGAAGGTGTACCAGCATTTACTCTTGCACCAACTGCTGCTGATCCAGTTTGTGATAAAGATTTAAGCCTTATTGAAACACCAACAATACACGATCAGGATAAAATATATAAATGGGCCAGTCATCTAGCCTACGGACAATTTCATATAAACGAGTTCAAAGATGGAACCGCATGGAGAATATTAAATGAAATATAAAGTGTTTATGAACAGTGCAGGCACTAACAGAGAAAGAGATGTGCTTCGTGCGTTCCACGAAGGAATAACAACTACTATCCCAACAGAAAAAGCTGAATATAAAAAGTTACGCAACTTTAACAAAGAACAAGGTTGGGGTACTGGTGTTGACTTTGACTATAACGAAAAGTACAGTAAGTGTGAAGTTGCTGTTATGTACGGCAGTTGGAAGCCAGAACGTACTAATATTCATCACACTGTTAGAGCAAGCGTGTATGATAAAGCAACAACTTTTATTTGTATTGAAACTCCTTTACTAGGAAGAAAGATTACTAATCATCATTCATACTACAGAGTTGGTGTAAACGGCTTTTTAAATCATGCTGCTGAGTGGGGATTTACTGACAATTGCCCTTCGGACAGATTTGATGCACTGAACTTAGAATATAACGGCTTTAGAAAGCATAGAGGTAATAAAATTGTAGTTGCATTACAGTTAGCAGGAGATGCAAGTTTACGTCACAACGATATTAATGAATGGGCTGTAGACACTGTGCAAGAACTTCGCAGGTACAGTGACAGGCCAATTGAGATCAGAGTACATCCTGCAATAAGTGAAAAGGGTATGACTAATCACAACGATCTTTTTAGACGATTGGCATTCCTTGGATTAAACAATGTAAAAGTTATAGACGGAACTAGACAAGCATTTGAGTATCAATGTAAAGATGCATATGCAGTAGTTACATATTCCAGCGGTCTAGCAATAGATGCATTGCTGTTCGGTGTACCTGTATTAACATGTGACGAAGGCGGGTTTGCATATGATATTACTGAAAATAAATTAATGAATATTGAATCAATGTATCTTCCTGACGAAGACAAGGTTAAGCAATGGTTGTATAATCTAGCATATTGCCAGTGGCGTGTAGAAGAGATGCAAGACGGTACTGTAATTAATCATTTGATGCCTGCAATTACCGAAAGCGTAAAAAGAGGACCACAAGATTAATGCAAGTTATCAGTTACTTAAAAGGCATCCCGTCTAAAAATAAAAATCCAGAAAAAGAACAAGTTTTGAGATATTTTGCTCAAGGTGTAGATGCTTACGGTGATAACGGCATACAGTCGCAAAGTGATAGGTGGATACCTAGTGATGTTGGTGTTATACAAGGATATGTACATGAGTCAAGTCCTAATAGTCCTCATCTAAGATTACGTAAGAGTGTAATTGATAACCAAAAAAAATCTGGGAAGCATAGTATTATAATTGATAGTAATTTATTTTTATATGTAGACAAAAACAATCCACATCATTACTTGCGATATAGTTTAGACGGTGTATTCCCTACTACAGGAAATTACTTTTGGGATAATCCTGATCCTGCACGTTGGCAAAGTATAAGCAATAGACT